GCAAGGGGAAACGAATGTATGAATATGGTAGAGGGTATAGAGAAGACCAGACTAATGAGGTCCTATTAAATGCTCGTTAATAACAGGAAGCCAATGGTATAAAGTCGGCAGGGTATCGGCAGGAGAAAAAGGAATATGCAGAAAAATTTTATGGGACGAGACGGATTCACATGGTTCGTTGGCGTTGTTGAAGATAGAAACGACCCGAAGTATTTAGGCAGGTGTCGAGTTCGCTGTCTAGGGTTACACACAGAGGATACGAGTAAACTACCGACCGCCGACCTCCCATGGGCTCACCCTATGAACCCTATCACGAGTGCCACCATTAGTGGTGTTGGGCAGACTCCATTAGGACCTGTCGAAGGCACATGGGTGGTGGGATTCTTCTCTGATGGCGAGGAGGCACAACAGCCTATACTCATGGGGACTTTGCCCGGAGTGCCTGGTTATTTAAGTGCTGACGACATGAATGGCGATAAGCAGACGAAAGGATTTCTTGACCCGCTCGGCAACTACCCTAAGTACAAGGACGAGACGGATGTCAATAGACTGGCTGTAAACGCCACCGACAATCCTCACCCGAGTCTTACTATACGAAAAGCAGATAGAGACATAGCAGTGGGCGTGGCGAATGTAGACACTACTGCTATTGTTGATGATATACTAGCGGCCGATGATGGCGGGCAGTGGAACGAACCCGAGACATCATATGCTTCGAAGTATCCACATAATCACGTCTATGAAACAGAGGGCGGCCATCTTCGTGAGTATGACGACACCGTGGGCGCTAAACGCATACATGAACGCCATGCATCAGGCACAGGCTACGAGATAGATGATGACGGCACGAAGATAACACGAGTCAAGAAGGACAACTATAACATTGTAACGGCCGATGACTATGTACATATACAAGGGGAGAGTAAGGCAACCTTCGATAAAGGTCTCCGAGTCAAAGTCAATGCAACGGCCGAGACAGGCAACAACTACAACATAGAGGTAGGTGCCAAGGCAAACGTAACAATAGAAGTACAAGATGGCGACATCAATCTTATATCCCAGCTGGGCGATGTGAACCTCAAGGCAGGTAAGAACATGAACATAGATGTAGCACAAGCGTTAAACATCAAGGTCGGTGGCGCCATCACAGAGACGAGCAACAGTAAGACAGAGAGTGCAACGAACACACATCAGATGAACGCAGCCGAACAAGACATCAACGGTAACGTAATCAACCTCAACTAAGAGGGGGGTCGATTGTCGGCTAAGACCCGTTTGCGTACATAAGGGATCTGTTTAGATATAGGTAACTACCTTAGAGAACCGCTTGACAAACGTCTTCTGTTTTGTTACAATAATATAAAAGGAGTAATCGAATGATAGCAACATACAGAGAGGAATCAAATGAAGAGCCCTCTAGTATTAACTATCAGCAAATGGATGTTTAGATTATACATAGTCTGGTCTATTCTTGCTGATATAACAATTATATCTAGTCTCATATACTATTTCTTTTTCTACTAAATAATATTGAGTACTTCGTAAACTGGTAGTATTCGTTTAGGAATTACTTCAATTTTTTTTTGGATATATTTGAAAGGAGAAGTATATGGCAAGTGCTATTAACGCCAAAGTAACAGCCAGAATCATGGCTCAACATAGACATCTAGATGTGCAGATTGAGAATCTAGAACGAAAGATGAACGAGACAGCAGATACAATTACAGACCTCAAGAATTATAAACAAAAGATAAAGGATAGATTACAGGCAATGTCTCTACGAGAAGAGAGGCAGTCGAAGAAAGAAGAGCAATCGAGACCACACTATGGTCAACAGCTCGATTTATTTAATAACTATCATAGGTGAATATACATTATGCTACATAAGATAAGTGATTTTGTAAAACGTATTTCGGTGATGCATGACGAAGCACAACGCTTACACAAAATGAAATACGAATCCCCCAAAGCGACACAATTAGAGATAGACAATGCTATACAGAATATTCAAGCGATGGCATTGAGTATTGCGAAGGACAAGTCTTCGTACAGTCGAGTCTCCTCTGAGCGAAACAGGATATCGAAAACCATTGGTTCGATATTACGTTAAGGTTTACCATGTGGGTCGGAACGGAGGCCAGGGAACTGGCCTTCTCCCATGGAAAAAATCTTAAAAAAATCCTCGTGAACCAGGAAGAGTATAAATAGTTATATGAAAACATTTAAACAAGTAGATAATATCGATTGTCTCTGCGAGAAGACTTATAAGGACCTAGAGATTACCGAAGCAGAGTATCAAGGTAAGAAGGTGAAACTGAATGACCCGATACGAGGTGGTAGTAAGAAGTTCTATGTCTATGTAAAGAACAAGAAGGGTAACATCATCAAAGTTTCTTTCGGTGATACGACAGGACTATCCATCAAACGAGATGACCCTGCTCGTAGAAAATCATTCCGTGCAAGACATAATTGTGATACAGCGAAAGATAAGACAACAGCAAGATACTGGTCATGTTATCAATGGCGTGCAAACGCACCCGTCAATAACTAATTCTTTTTTCCCGTTTTTATAGGGGTACTATGATATCAAGACGATTCTAAAGACCGTTTAGCGGGCGGTTATGAGATTCGTTTTTCCTCTTCTAGGAGAATCTTCTCTCAATTTCTTTAATATATCTTGCTTTCACTTTATTCTTTCCTGTCTTTTCAATCGCATCTTCTAGTTTCGCTTTAGACCAACCTTTGATACGAGGTTTCTCATTACAAGTAAGATTTGGATTTGCTTTACGTTTTCCTGGGTGTATTCTTGCCATATTAAACTCCTGTTATAAAACCAACTACTATGACTGCTACAATAATGGCTACTGCAACTCTTAAAATTGTATCTAAATTGTTCATACTTTTCTCCTTTAATTAATTGGTGGAAGAGGTAGGATTCGAACCTACTAGTCCAGAGGAAATGGATTTACAGTCCATCGTAACCCGCCATCGTTACCGCTCTTCCTGTTATTGTATCTCTAAATCTTGGTTCTTATAAGTACTCATGTGCGTCCTTGAAGAAACCTACCTAAGCTAGCTGAGGTATTGGTCGGAGTGGCAAGATTCGAACTTGCGACATCTACGTCCCAAACGTAGCGGTCTACCGAACTGACCTACACTCCGTAAGTATTCCACCAGACAGTTATAATAAAAATAGTAGGTGATACAGGTAGTACTATAAGCAAACCTAAAAGCGTAGCTAATCTCTTACGCCAGTTTGTTGTTAATTTCTTGAATATTTTTAACAGCAATTAAAATCCAAGTAACCAAGGATTATTGGCAAACCACGCTGTCACATATAAAACTAAAAGTAAGATGCCTAAAACAAATCCACGTATGTAATCTTTTATAGTAATCATGTTTTATTATAATTAAATGTGTAAATTATATTTTCCTGTTTATTCAATAAATCGTCCAGTATCACACTTTTAAACTTGGTAGATTTTTCAGGTGGTGTATCACTAGTCATACCAAAGTCTTCGTATATATTATCTAAAGATTTATTATAGTGGTCTTGCGACAATTGTATAACTGCATAATGTATAACTTTCATCAAGTCATCTTTATTATGACCTTGTTTCTTGCCATATCTTTGAGCGTACTTTAAGATATTGCCCATACAGAAACCTGTACCATGACCTTGGTCAATAATAATTTCAGTTGCCTGATAGTTTTTAGTTTGAGCATAATGTGATTGATATGTATTATTAATATAATCCATAACATCATTTACAATTACATTTTCATTAAACTTGTACTTGATTTTGTTCATTGTCATCTTGTCTTCCTTTCACCATATTTTGTTTTATCATTAATTTTTGAGAGTCAGATAATTTAGGGTCAGTAAATCCTCTAACCTTCTTTTGTATTTTAGTTGGGTCTAAAGCAAGCATACCACAATAGTTTAGAAACGACCAATGGTCTTCACTTTCTTCATTAAGAATCCAGTCGATTGCATCGTCCTTGTGTTTTAAATGCCTGGGTCTCTTTCCCGTGTACAAAGTATCTTCAATTGCTTGAGTTATTACTGCCGTAATAAGTCTTTCTTCATCATGAACCATTATATTATATATCCTTTACAATTTGCGAGAAGTATGCCCAATAGTGGTCACCGTTCTCTGTTACATATCCGATTGAACCTGCATAATCAAGTTCAGTATCGTATTCTTGTATCTGTACACCAAGTTCGCCAGCAGGGTCACCTGTCTTTGTTGCGATTGATATGTCAGTTATCTTACCTTCTCTTCCATATTCACACTGGTTTACATTTACTTTATCGTCTATTTTAATTAACACTCATTACCTCCTGTCAATGCCAATACTTGTATATACTCTCTCTGATTGTCTAACAATATAGGCCTTTTTATTAGGGTCTAATTTTAATGCAGGGTCTTTAACCTCAACATCTTGTAAGTTAGCATCAATACTGAAAGAAATTTGACCTGCAAGGTCAGGCCATTTAGAGACAAAAGCTTTTACAAATTTATCTCTTTGTTCTTGACTCATCTCAGAGATAACCTCAACGAGGTTATCAGCTAAAACATCTTTCATTATTTCTATCATGCAGCCTCCAACATTGACATTGGCACTCTATAAATTCTGCCAAGCATATCAACAAGACATTTACTCTGATTAATTTTAGTAATTATACCAGGAGTCTTTTTAGTCTTTTGAACAACATTGACCTTTTGACCAACCTTTAAAGTTGCTTTTGCATTTAATACCTTGCAATCATTAATGAAAGCAGAAAGTTCGTTAAGTTGAGCAAGGTTCATTTTTTGTATTTCAGATTTTACGTTTTTCATAATATAGTTTTCCTTCTGTTTAGTTTAAGTAAAGAGGACCAGTCCATGCGATATAGTAATTACCGTCAAGCACATTTCCTCTTGGTTGATTTAAAGCAGGTGCATTGTAACCAGAGGCTTTCAATATATCACCTTTTTTAAA